CTTTAACATAATCCCACCGTAACTATCACTTGGTTGTCCAATTACAAAACAATTTGATAATGAACCTATCTGGTTATTATTACCCAATTGTGACATGATAGAGCCTTGTGGTACTATATATTTAAAATCCTTGAATAGATAGTAAATTGTTTTTGTTGTTAATGGTGCTCTTTGAATCCCATACTCACTTAAATCTAAAGGACCTTCTTTAATGAATTTTGATATTTCATCTATTTGGTATGTTGCGTCAACTCTAGCAAATTCTTTAGCCATTCTTAGGTGCATATCATCTGGAGTTACTTCTTCTTCATCAGTTCCTACTTCCCCATATTTATATTTGTCATTCCAAACATTTACCGCTAAATCATCACCATTAAAATAGCGGTTTCTTTTATTTTTATACTCTAAATTCATTATTCCTTTTATTTTTTATTATCAGTTTTTTTAGGCGCTTCATTATTCTCTTCAATAGCTAACGCTTGTTTTTTCTTAGTCAACGTATTCATAATCTCAATCATACGATTTGCATCATCCTCAGCTTTATTATTTTGAGTTTCACTAACCGTTTGTCCAGCCCCAGAATCAACATCTATTTGTATTCTAGCATTATCGAATAAAATATCACTAAAAATGATACCATCTAATCCGAATCTAGATTTAAGTATAGCCATGTTAGCTCTACCAGTTTCTTTTTGTTCAAGACTCTTTGCAATTGACACTAAAAAGTGAGCAATTTGTCCTTTTTTAATAGAACCACCTAACATTGATGAGTCAACATCTTGTGCACTAATAGAACTTCTATTACCTTGTATCGCAGTCCATCCAGCCATATCGAACTCAGTTAATAGAGTTTCGAATTGTCTCATTATTATACCCTCAGAATTCCATTCACTTTGATTTGCGCTACCCTTACTTGGTGCCACACAGTCAATGTAATCTACCAAAATAATATCTGGTTTTCTACCTGATGATGCTAACTTCCTAACATATTGCTTAATCATTGGCATTGTAGTACCATCGCTAGGGAATTTCTTTAACATCAAATAACCCTTAGAGTCAGTTTTTTCCTTTACTAGTGTATTGATTGTTTCTCTATTATCTGGATTACCTAATTCATTGATTTCGATTCCAGTCCAACATGCTAAATGTTTTCTTTGAATTATTTTAGGTGTATCTTCGAAAAATATTTGTAATACCCTTTTACCATTCTCAAAAGCTGAATTTGCAATTTTGGTAATCATAGTAGTTTTACCAACCCCAAATGGTGCTAATATAACCCCTAATTCACCTTTAGATAATCCACCATTCATCTTGGCATCTAAACCTACAATTCCAGTTGCAATTGGTTTTCTAAAATCTTCGGATAATACTAAATCTAAGTTTGAAAATATGTCGATACCATCATCTTTGTCAGCTCCAACATCTAAAGCTCTTTTAAGGATATCCTCACATTTATCATAATCATTTAAATTACCATTATCGATAATGTCTTGCATTTCACTAATAGACTTCCTTAGTTCTTGTTGTTGACAGAATTTCATACCCATATTCTGAACTTCCTCAGAATCATTTTCAGTCATTTCTTTAATTTCAGTTAATTGTGCACCAATAAACTGTTTTGACATTTTATTTTCACCCTTATCTGCAAATCTAAACCCTATACTGTCAATATCTGGTATTACTTCACTCTTTTCATGCGCTTCTTTAATTTCCGCAACTATCTTTCGTAGGTACTGGTCGGAAAAATAACTTGGGTCCACGATATCCATAATATTATTAGCAAACTTATAATCTAATATAAATTGTGCTATTAACCTTTTTTGATATTCGACTCCTAAATAACCAAAATCTTTTTCCCCTTCTTTTTTACTCATACTTTAATTGTTAATTGTTTAAAAAAAACAAGCATTCTAACTATTAACATCAGAATACTTGTTATGCCTCACCAATTTAACATCTGCATATTTTTCTTGATATTTATCAAGGCTCATATAGAATGAAATTACATTAATTATCTCATTAATATGCTCATTTATTCTAATGTTAAATCTTACCCCTGATTGAAATGAACTACCATTAAACGTACCAGAAGCAACAACTTCTTTGTGTTCTAAAACATCAAATTGAAAAATATCTTCTTTATCATAGATATTTTTTGTATTAATCTTTGTTCTAGATTGATATTGACTTGGGTTATAACTATCCCAGGTGCTCTCTACACATTTTTTTTTAAAAAATTCAGGTAATATCCCTAAATCTAATTGATTATTCATACCCATAATTTCGTCAATCATATCTTTCATCTCTAAAGACTCACGACACTTAGGGTTGTAATTTTTAATGTTAAAATATCTTTGACAGATAATATTATCATTAATCTTGAATAAGAATTCAAACGGTTTTACCGCCTCATTTTGTTTCATATTTTTAATTTATTGTGCTCTGCTTTTTTTCACGTTCAATCAATTCTTTAAACGGTAGCAGAAACTCCGTACTAAAGTTATAGATAAATTCATCGATACCATCTCTTTTCATGTAGGTATAGACATTTTTAATTCCTCGACTGTCAATATCACCAATTGGTCTACGTAACTCCTTTAGGAGCTTCTTATTGGGCTTATCAACTAAAGGTACACTCAAGTCAACTAATAATTCGTTGATTCTGTACATATCTTTACCCTGAATACCATCCGTATTTACCTCAATTATGTTTGTGAGGGTTTTAAGCGGTTTCATTTTATTATCGATTCTATAATATTGTTGAACTTTAGCGGATTTGATGATTTCATCTAAATCCATTCTTCTTGTTGTTAGTTCTGGAAACAATTGTAGTAAGGTAGTTTCCTTTACCCCTTTTATTCCTTTGATATCATCACTTTGGTCTCCACCTATAATTTTTATAAGTTTAGAGTTCGTGTGATGGTGTTTAAAAAATTCTTGATAATTCTCAATTGTTACAAACTTTTTCAAATCACATAGATACAGTTTTATATCTTTTTCAATTAGTTGACATAAATCTCTATCACTAGTACATACTGTGATAAGTTCATTTGATTTTTTAGTTTTACAATATTGAGCTATAAAGTCATCAGCCTCGACACCAGAATTGGTGTTATCCATTAATTGTCTAATGAATAGTTCTTCTAAGTATTGTCTTATGAGTATTTTTTCTCTGACTTCTTCTTCATCAACTGGATGTGTTCCATGGACGAAATCTTTATTACGACTTATTTTATAATCAGTATAAAGGTCGTATCTTTGTTTACCACTAAATTTACCATCCCAAAATACGAAAACGTGATGATATAAATCATCCTTAAGTAATTTTCTAACAATTGTTATGAATTGGTATAGACCGCCAATATGCTCACCATTTCGGTTGTATTGGTCTTTAGCTCCGAAGAACCCTCTTTTAAAGAGAGCATTTCCATCTACCAGTAATGTGTTTATCGTTTCAGTGTTAGAACCGTATTTTCTTGGCTTTTTTGCCATATCCTTTATAGATTAAAGGTTAATATTCATTTTTTTTAGAAAAATATAGGACAATGACCTAAATCACTATCCTTTATTTCTATACTGCAAATATACTACTTTTATTTTTTAAATAAAAGGTAAATTTAATTTTTTTTTAATTTAAATCTTTTTCAGTCTCTTCTTCTTCATTAAAATCTACAACTGTGTTATAATCAACATTTAAATTATCGTGAATGAACTGTCTATTTGCCTTTGTGTAAGCTGGTAGTTCATCTGGATTCCAAAATCCATGTGGGGTTGATGCAATCTCACCTTTCTTCTCGATACCATTAACGTGATTCTTTTCACAATTAATCTTACATTTAATTCCGTATTGGAAATCATTCCCTAATGCAGTTGCTTTCAATTTTGAAGTTCCGTGTGATAAAATACCACCCATATGAACTATTAATCTTGAATTGAAGAACATAAATTCTCCACAACTATGTTTGATTTTAATATTCATATTATCAAACCATATTTTTTGAACCACAATAAATGTGTTTGTGTATGGCTTATCTTCACGTCTTGACGTTGGGATACGATAATTAACAATCGCTTGAAATACTTTCATTGAGCCAGCATTCCACATATTGTTGGTTGTTTGAGATATTGCTGATTTGAAGCCATTTAAAGTTCCAATTGAATCCCAAAGGAAACATAAGTTCTCGTTTAAT